TTTTTTTTTTTTTTTTTTTTTGTGCTGCAAGAGCCATCCGTTTTGCCGGGTAACAAGCCCTACGGGCCCTCACAAGAAATCCTCGACTATTCGGCCAGCGGCCACCTCGTCGAGATCTTTTTCGCCGAACAAACTTGCAATAAGCAAGATTATGATATCTGAAGCGGTCATTCCATACTTCCAGTGGTAGAATCGGGTCATGTCTGAGCGGGTGCAAGCATGCCGAACACTATGAATAGCATCCAACACACCAGCCACACCCAACTCAAGAAAAGCACCCTTAGCATTCCACCCCAGGCCGTCTAGACTAACCTCGCCTTCAAACAACTGGCGAAAACGCTCAAAATAGCACCTTGATATCGGTGGGCAGTAGCGGAATTCATAAGAATAACTCAATGCTTTGCCACACAAATAAGAACGGTCAGAAACCGCCTCATTTGCGCTAGCACGAGCATTGAATCTCGCTACCGCCTTCCCGAATTTCGGCACCATAACGAAGCCACGCTCGGTCATAATGAAATGTTTTGACAGGAATGAACATTCACTAAGATGAGAAGCCACAACAACCTCTGCTACCATCCTAGCTAATGTGCATGTATACTTATAAGCACGAACTAAGCACCTATGACGAGAACGCCACGGGTTGTCGAGCCTCATAAGCATGTCATCCCCCAAAACGAGAACATCACCACGAAAGCCATGTTCACGACAGAACGAAAAATTAATGGACATGTTCCACATTGTATTGCGAAACGTAGTCGATTGAGCACCGGTAGGTAGTTGATTAGTCACCCGAGCCCTAAGTGCGAACTTCCTGGATGAAACAGAAAACGAATTCGCATGGAGCATAAGTGAAGTCAACCACAATGGTGCACCAAGACTACGTAACCACCGTACCTCCAACAAGTGTACATCACGTACCTGTGTCATATCATTAGAAGAAAAATCAGATTCCAGAAAAACGCTCTCAGACGTACCATGCCTGGTGATAAAGTCAACCAATTCAGAAGAATCAGCCTTGTAAGCGCCTTTATAATTGACAGAATCTGAAGTATCAGATAGACGAAGGAAACGAAACAAACGTTGTGTGCAGGCCTGCATAACAGGTCCCAACATCACATTGTGCAAGTCGGAAGATTGGTAAATTATCCGTGGTGCCCAATTTACATCATGTCTCTTGCAAAGTGCCTCAACCTTAACAAAAATTTCTTTCTGCGTAAAGGATCGAACAGTACACTCAGAAACAAGAGGAAAAACAGCAAGATGTTTTGCCTGCTTAGCAGGCTTAAATTGAGCATTCCACTTGTGGAACAACTCTGGGGTCCACTCAATAGGATCAACACCAACACCACCAACAGTGCGTTCAAGCAACTTAATAGAATCACGAACGATCGTTTTGGAAACACGATCGTCGCTGTAGAAATTGCACCGCTTATCGAACGCGGCCAGGAGATTCCTACGAGAAGAATCTGCTACAACGGGATAATGCTCCCGCAACAAAGGTCCGAGTACATCAAGTCTCGTACTGAAGACATCCTCCTTACGAGGGTCACGTTGAACGCCAATGTTGGCAGGGGC